TGCGTGACTGTGGTTCAGGTCCTCGCGGCGGTAGAGCGGGTGCGGGTCGTTGACGGCGACATGCGCGGCGATCACGCTCGCGTGCGTCTCCCCCGCGTGGGTCGCATCGACGGTCGGGGCCGCCCATGTCCCGCCCAACTCGCCGCCGGGAGTGGCGCCGACGACCACCTCGGCCGAGAGGCCCGCGTGCGCCGCCGTGACGAGGTAGGTGGCATCGGTGACACCGCCGCCCGACCCGGCGGGACCCTGCGGGCCCTGCGGCCCTTCCGGGCCCGGGGGCCCCTGCGGGCCGGTGCTGCCGGGTGGGCCCGTGCTGCCCTGCGGGCCCGCCGATCCGGGTGGTCCCGCGCTGCCGGGTGGTCCCGCGGGCCCGGGTGCGCCGCCCAGAATCTCCACGTCCACCACGGTGGGCGCCGCCAGGGTCACATCGACGGTGACCGCGGGCGGGAATGCCGCCAGGGTCACGCGGTCACGTCCGCCAGGATCGTCACCGGGCCCGCAACCGGGGTCCACACGCGCCCGTCTGCGAACGTCAACTGCACATCGTGGCGCCCCGCGCCCGGGCCCATCGCGCCCCACGCATCGGCGGCCAGGGCGATGTGGATGACGTTTCCCGCCACCGTGCAGTCCAGGGCGATCACATCGGAACCCTTGCGGATCTCCGACGCGGCGACCACGCCCGTCAGGTCCATGGGCCCGCCCGTGGCGCCATCGGACACCACCACGTCGTACTGGTACGAGTCCCCGCGGTAGAGGGTCAGGGGGAGATCGCCGGGAAGCGCCACGGGGCGATTGTCGCCCATAGCATCGACTTCTGACACCTCCAGTGACAAAATCTGTCACTGGTGGGCAAACGAGAGCGGAAAACAGCACAGCGGGCGCGTGACCTGTCGGGCTTGCGGGTTGCGCGCCCCACCGACCTCCCCGGGCCCGGGACCATGACCACCGCCACCGCACCGCCCCTGGTGGTCGGGCCCGCGGCGCTGCCCACGTCCGAGAAATTCGTCCTGGGCGAGTCGGTCACCCATCGATGCGTGGAGCTGATCGCGGACGCGATCGCGGGCGCGGAATGGGGCGAGTGGAAGGGCGACGAACCCCTGCCCGAGTCGCGCCTGGTGCGCCGCCCCGCCGAACGCTACACGCGCCGATCGTGGAGCTGGCGCGTGGCGGCGACGATGGCCCTGTACTCCTGGTGTCCGCTCCTGCGTCGGGGCGGGCTGGACTCCGAGGGCGTGATCAAGTCGCTGGTGCCCGTGATGCCGGCCGACGTGTTCCGCGAGCCGACATCGGGCGACTGGCACTACCAGGGCGAGAACGTGGGCCCGTACGGCATCCGCATCGTGTGGCGGACGGTGTGGCCCAGCCTGGATGCGGACGTGGCGGGCGTGCTCACCCTGGCGCGGGGGATGTTCGCGGCGGCGATGGCGGCGGGCGCGGCAGAAGCGGCGTTCTGGGAGGCGGGCGGCGCACCGCGGACCGTGCTCACGTATGACGGCAAGCTCGCCCAGCCCCAGCTCGAGGAGCTGCGCGCGAACTACGTGCGCCAGCGCCAGGAGAACCCGGGCCAGCCCGCGGTGCTCGCGGGCGGCCTGAAACTGGAATCGTTCGGGTCGGACCTGGCATCCGCGGGCGCGGGTGAGGCGGCCGCCCGGGTGGGCGCGGCGGTGGCGCGGTACTTCGGGGTGCCCCCGCACCTGGCGAATGTGCCGAACTACTCCACGTCGCTGACCTATATCAACACCGAGTCCGCGGGCATCGATTTCGTCCGCTACACCCTGTCCGCCTACTCGTCCGCGATCGGTGACGCACTGTCCGAGGAGCTGCCCGGGGACTATCTCCTGGGGCGCCAGGTGCGGCTGGACCTGTCCGCCCTCACGGTGCCCGAGGCCGAGTCCCAGGCGCGCATCGACCAGATGTCCCTGGACAAATGGATGACCCGGGAAGAAATCCGAAAGCGCCACGGGCTGCCGCCCGTTCCGCTCCTGGGTTCGTTCGCGGAACCCGAACCCGCCCCGGCCGAGCCCGGGCCCGCACCGCTTCAGCTCGTGGAGGGCATCGCATGACGCGCCAGCACACCCCCGACCCGACCCCCGATCCGGAGCCCGAGCCCGATCCGGAGCCCGTGCCGTGATCCGCGGCCAGGGCACCATCGCGGTGCGGGATGAGGCGGACTCGGACGGACGGACGGCCGAGGGCGTGGCGGTGCCCTACGGGGTGCCCGTGGCGGGCCCGACCGCGGAGTACGGCAGCGCGGTGGAGGAGTTCACCCGCGGGGCGTTCGCGGAGTACGTGGAGGCCGGCGGCCAGCTCGCGCTCCTGGACACCCACGGTGGGACCGTCATCGGGATGACGAACCACCTGGAGGAAACCGACGCGGGGCTGGCGTACCGCGGGCGCCTGTTCGGCTCCCAGGCGGCCACCGACTATGCGGAGCGTGTCGCGGGCGGGATGCGGTCGGTGAGCATCGAATTCACCCCCGGCAAGGTGCGCAAGGCGCCAGGCAAGGTCACGCACATCGGCGGGGCGATGGCCCACGGCATCGCGGGGACGTACCGCCCCGCCTACAAGGGCGCCACGGTGGCACTACGGGAGGGTTCGGGCGTGGACACCATATCGATCGAGAACGGGGCTACACGGGCGTCTGACGCGCCCCCAGAGGGCATCACCGAGGATCGCGTGACCACCATCGCGCGGGGCGTGGCCCGGGCCGAGCTGGAGCGCGCGGAACGCAGCCTGGCGGAAGCTGGCGGCCGCCCCGCCACCGATGCGGGCCCGTTCGCCGGCGTCCGCACCCTGGGCGAGCTGATGGTGCGCGGAGTCACCGCGCAGAAGGGCGATGCGATCCTGAACCTGGGCGCCGCGATCGCCCGCCGCGCGATCGCCAACCAGGTGATCGCGGATTCCCCGGGCGTCCACGCGGGTGGCGTGGAAGGGACCATCCGCGGGATCGTGAACCCGTCACGGCCCGTCGTCAACGCGTTCGGGACCGACGATCCGGGCGGGTCGGGCCTCACCGCCTATTGGCCCTATGTGACGGTCGATATCGAAACCCTGGTTGGCGTCCAGTCCGCGGAAAAGGCGGAGATCACGAGCGTGAAAGTCCCGATCCTGCGGGGCTCCGCGGTGCTTGCCACCTACGCGGGCGGGTCGGATGTGAGCTGGCAAAACAAGCTCCGTTCCGATCCCAGCTACATGGAGGGGTATACGCGGATCATGCTCGCGGCCTGGGCCGCGGTGACCGATAAGGCGTTCGCGACCGCGATCCTTGCGGCCGCGGGCACCACGCTCCCGACCGTGGCAGCGGGCGCATCCGATACCGAAATCCGGGCGGCCATCTTCGCCGCGTCGGTCGCTGTGGAGAAGGCAACGGGCTCGCCCGCATCGTTCGCGCTCGCGGGTGATAACGCGTTCATCTACTTCGGCGGCAAGCTCCCAATGGCCCCGATCGTGGGCGGGTCGGGCACGTCTCTCGCGTCCACGCTGAACGTCTCCATTTCGGGCATCCAGCTCATCCACGCGCCCCACATCACCACCGACAACATCATTGTCAGCAATCGGGCCGCGGCCGCATGGCTGGAGGAAGGGCCCTTCCAGGCGGTGGCGGAAGATGTGCTGCACCTGGGCAGTGACTACGCCATCTGGTCGATGGGCACCAGCGCCATCTACGCGCCCCTGGGCATCGTGAAAATCCTCAAGACTCCGGGCGCGGTCACCGCGTCGGCGGATGAGGGCGAATCCGCCCGCGCCCGCAAGTCGTCGTAGGTGGAATGGGTGACCGCCAGCCAGGTACTCGGCCTGGTTGGCATCGCCCCCCCGGGCACCGCGCCCCAGGCGGAGCGTGCCGCCCTGGTGGCGGACGCGATCAACGTGGGCATGACGCGGGCCCTGGACCGCGCCGATTCCGACCCCGTGCTTGCCACGGGTGATGCGGAGCTGCGCGCGGCGGCCGCCACCGCGGGCGCCTACGCCTACCGACGGTTCGATACCGCGTTCGATTCGGTGGGCTATTCGGACCTGAACGGCACGGCCGTGAAAGTCGCGCGCGATGCCCTGGCGTACGTGGCGCCCCAGCTCGAACGATGGCGGTGGGTGGGTGTCGGGTGATCCCCGCCGATGTGGCCGATGCGATCGCGGACGCGCGCGCGGAGCTGGCGGCCGCCCTGGTGGCGGGCAGTCCGCCGGATGGCTGGATCGTGCGCACCTACGCGGGGTCGGGCCCGTGGGCGGGCATGGCGGCGCTGATCGCCCAGGGCACGCCCTTCCTCGAACCCGCCCGCGACGTGCCCGGGCCCGGGGCGTTTCGCATCCGCTGGGGCGTGCTCCTGGTGGCGGGGCACTTTGACGTGGAGGCGTCCGCGGCCGCCCTGGACATGATGTCCGCCACCGCCCTGGCGGTGGCCTACGGGATGCCCGGCTGGGAAGCGCCATCGGTGGGCGGGGCGAGGCTCCTGGAGGTGTCGGGCGGCCGCTACCTGACGGGCACCCTCTACGCCAGCCGGGTGGTGTCGTTGTGCTGACCTGGCGCGTGGTGCTCCTGTTCCTGGGCGTCGTGGCGTTCGTCATCGCGGCGTTCGTCCGCCCGCGCTGGGACGTGGACTGGACGCCCCTGGGTTTCGCATTCGTGGCCGCGTCGCTACTCGTGGAGGGCATCTGATATGGCGTTCACCAGCCCCGTGTACCTGCGCAATGCGTGGGTGAAGCTGAAGAAAACGCAGGGCGGCACGCTCGCCCAGTACTCCTGCCAGGTCAAGCGGGTGGCGCTGGTGCCCGAGCCCGGGGAAGAGGTGTCCTACAAAACCCTGGGCGGGGATGCGTGCTCCTGGACCGAGGTCGGCACCGCCACCTGGACGCTCGAAATTGACGGGGCCCAGGGCTGGGGCGCGGCGGACGGGTTCGCCCGATTCCTGTTCGACAATGAAGGGCAGCTTCTGACGTTCCAGATTGACCAGTACGGCATGACCCACACCCCCACCGCGGAAGAGCCCGGGTTCACGGGCACCTGCCGTGCGATCCCGACCAGCTACGGGGGCGAACAGTCCACCTACGCGGAATTCGAGGTGGTGCTACCCGTGCAGGGCAAACCCACCCTGGTGGTGTCCACGTTCTCGCCCACCGCCGACGAAGAGGCGGCCGACGAAGAGTCGGCCGCGTAGGTGCGCCTGGGGCCCGAGGATCGGGGGCGCCTGGATGCTGAATACCGCCGCTTCCTCATTGCCCTGGGGGTGCGGATCGCCCTGCCCCGCGATGGGGAGCGGCGGCCCTCTCCGGATGTCGGGGGCAGCTCTCCGGATGTCGCGGGCCCGTCGGCGGGCTGGTACCGCCCGCCCCACCGCCGCCAGGACCCCGCGTCCGACCCATCCGAGCCCACCGACGAATCGGGCGATACGGGCTCCGACCACGGCTGGAGCAATTGCACGATGGCCGCGGGCAGCATGGCGCTGGCATTCCACACCACGGGCCGCCTCTCCCCATGGGGTGGGGACCTGCGCCATGCCCCATCCCAGCCCGACATGACCGGGGGGACCGACCTCTACGACGTGGCGGCCGCCTGGGCGGACTACGGGGAGGCGCTCCAGGTGCGTACGGGCGCGGGCTGGGAGGGCGTGCGCATGGACCGGGAGGCGGGGCGGGCGCTGATCCTGACGGGCACGGGCAATGTGCCAGGGGCGGCCACCTTCGATGGCGGCCATGCGATCGTGGTCCTGCCCGAAACCCGCGACGATGGCGCGTGGCTCCAGGGCGATCCGCTCTGCACGGGGTTTGAATGGGTGACCGAGTCCGCCCTGCGGGCGTGGGCGGAGCGTCTCGAGCCGAGCGTGAACTACGCGCGCAGCGCAGCTCACCCGCCCGCGGGCGGCTACGCGGAGGATGTGATGTTCAACGTGGCCCCCATGACCACCCACCGCGATGTGATCGTCCGCGATTGCGCGGTGCTGTACCGCGACAGCGCCCTGTCGGTCCGCCATTCGGTGGCGACGGGTGATACCGCCCTGGGGTTCGTCGGCGCCACGAACGACGCGTACATCGTGGTCAACGCGGGCAACACGAACTTCATCCGGCGGGCGGACGCGGTCGACATCGTGCCCATGGACCGGGAGTACACGTAGGTGTCAGGCGTCACCGGGCGGGTGGACGGCATCCCCGAGAACCAGGCGCGGCTGCGCGCGGTGGGTGAGGGCGTCCACCACATGGAGGAAACACACCGCGCGATCGCGGAGCTGGTGCGCGGGCCCGCGGCCGCGAACGTGCCGAACACCACGGGCCGGGGCACGGGCACCCTGGCCGCGAGCCTCACCGTCAACGCGGACGCGGTCGCGGGCTGGATCGATTCCGCCACCGAGTACGGCACGCTCATCGAGAACCGATACCAGTACGTGGGCAGGGCCACCGAGTCGATGGGCGACGCCCTGGCCGCACGCTACGAACAGGGGTTGTCGGAGATCGTGGAGCGCGCGGGATGACGCGCGACGTGGTGGCCGCCCTGGCCGCCCTGGACATCCCCGACCCGATCGCCATCACCGAGGGTGCCCTGGAGCGGGGGCTGGGGCTGGGCGAGCTGGCGCTGGTGGCGGAGCTGGTGGGGCTCGAAAGCCTGGACGATGTGATGCAACCCGGGCGTCTGCCCGTTGCCAAACAGCTCCGGCTCCGACAGGCGCTGATGTGGGTGCGGGTGCGCCGATTGCGCGACTCGCCCGATCCGGAGCTCCGGGCGCTGGCGGACACGCCCTTCGATCGCACCGACTCCTGGCTGCCCGTGCTCGCGGTGGTGCCCGACGGGAATGGAAACGGGCACGGGCCCCCGAACCCTTCGACCCCCGCGGCACGCCCGCCGCGCGCGCGATCGCGGGGGAAATCGTGACCATCGCGGTGGCCCTGGGCATCACCCCCGCCCAGGTGCGCGAGCTGTCCTATGACGAGCTGGACGCGTGGGTGATGCTCCTGCGCCGCAACCAGCGCCGAGCGGCCGCGCGGCGGCGGGCCCGGGCATGACCACGCCCCTGACGGTCGTGCTCCAGGCGGACACGAAGGACCTGGAGGCGGGACTGGAGAAGGGCGGCGGGGGCATCGACCTGTTCGGTCAGAAGGTGTCCGGGGGGATGCTCCTGGCGGGCGGGGCGGTGGTGGCCGCGGCGGGGGTCGCAATCTCCGCGATCGCGGACTGGACCCAGGCGGCCATTGACGATGCGGCCGAACAGGATGCGCTCGCGCTCGCCATCGAGAACGCGGGCGCGGCCACCGCCACGTCCACCGCCCAGGTGGAGGCGGCCATTGCGGCGGGCCAGGAGCGCGCGTTCACCGACAGTCAGACGCGTGAGGCGCTGACGGGACTGATCGGCGCCACGGGCGATGTCGCAAGCGCGACCGAGCTGCTATCGACTGCCCAGGACGTAGCCCGACTAAGTGGCGTGGACTTGCAGACTGCAACGGACGCTGTGCGCAAGGCATACGACGGGAATGGGGCCCAGCTCGCGAAGCTGACGGATCAGCAGACCAAAGGGCTCACGTCCACCGAAATCCTGACGAACGCGCAGAAGCTGGCCGCGGGCCAGGCGGACCTGTACGGGGAGTCCACCAAGGGTGCGATGGAAAAGTCCCAGATCGCGATGGATGAAGCGACCGAGTCGATCGGGTCTGCGTTCATCCCGATCGTGGAGGCGATCGTTCCGGCCCTGGTGCCCGTGCTCGAAGCGATCGCGATGCTGGTAAATGAGCTGCTGCCGCTGTTGCGCCCGGTCATCGACGTGGCGGTGGCGGGCATCAAAATCCTGGTGGAGGTGCTGAAAACGGTGATCGGCATTCTCCACGATGTGATCGCGGCGGTGAAGTCGGTCATTGACTGGATCGGGCAAATGGCGGACATCGCCCGGAACGCGGTCGCGACCGTCCAGGGCGCCATCGACGCGGTGAACCCGTTCTCCGTGGAGGGCAGCGCGTCGGTCAATTCGCTGGGCGCGATGGCCCTGGACGCAGCTCCGCGCGCATCGGGGGGCGGTGGCGGTGGCGGGGGCTCCACCGTCAATGTCCAGGTCATGTCCGCCGACCCCGAACAGGTGGTGCGCGCGATCCGCCGCTGGGCCCGGAACAATGGCGGCAGCGGGCCGTTTACCAGGGGATTGGATCGGAGCACCGCATAGTGGTGCTCCTGCGCGGAGCCGATATCCGCTTTGAGCTGTACTACTCGTCCGCCTGGCATGACCTGAGCCTGTGCGTCACGTCCGCCACCTGGCAATGGGGCGCCACCGAGGCGCTGGGCCCGCTGACCGAGTGTGAGGGCGGCACGCTCCGCGTGTCGATCGCCGATCCGAACCGCGACTATGACCCGGAGAACCCCGCCAGCCCGCTCCTGGGCAAGCTGAAGGTTGGGATCGGGTTCCGGGTGCTGATCGACAGCACTCCCGCCTGGACGGGCGTGTTGCAAACGTGGGGCTGGGACCGCGGATCGGGCGTCGCGGACCTGAACGGCATCGACCCCCTGGGCCAGCTCGCGGTGCGCATGCTGCCCGATCGGTACGACCTCCAGGACTACGCGGCCACGTCCGCCGAACAGGCGATGTTCCTGCTGGACTCGGTGGAATGGCCCAGCGCGAACAGGTACTTCCCGTCGGGCACCACGGGCGTGACCCGGGGCAATCAGACGGTGGAGGGGTCCGCCCTGGACGGGCTCCACAAAATCCGGTTCTCGGAGCTGGGGCGGCTGTTTCCGATGCGTGACGGCCGGATCGGCTGGTGGGCCCGGACCCGGCCCACCCCGCCCGCGTCCAGCGCGATCATCAATTGCCCGCCCGGGATTCCGCTCACCGACATCTGGAAGGCGTTCGGGTTGGGGCGCGTCCGAAACCGGGTGGTGGTGGCGGCGGGCTATGGCGTGTACGGCACCGTCCGGCCGCCAGACGAGTACCGATCGGTGATGACCACACCGTTCGAGCTGTCGCTGGCGGGCACGTCGAGCGACCCCCCCGTCCCGCTGCCCGAGGATGTCTGGGCGCAGACGATCCTGGACGCGCTCGACCCACCGCCCGTGCTCACGGTGCTGGGTACGATCCTGCCCACGGGCACCGACGTGAAGCTGCTGCTATGCGCCGAATTCGGGGCGCGCTGGACCGCCCACACCACCGACGGCGATGTGCTGGTGGAGCTGGTCGGGCAGCGGGTGACGATCGCGCCAGGCGTGCTGGAGCTGGACGCGATCACCGAGGATGTCCAGGTCAACCCGCCGAACCACCTCCACGCGGTCCTGGTGTCCGGGTCGTCCACGCTCCATTCCGAGTCCACCGTCAGTTATGCGGACGCACGCTCCGCGGGCGGACTCGGCGGCACCGTGGCGGTGATGTCGAACTACCAGGCCTACATCGGACAGGTCTATACCGGCACCTGGCACGTGTACGAGTCCTTCCTGGCGTTCGACACGTCATCGATCCCCGCGGGCGCCACGATCCTGTCCGCCACGTTCGGGGCGATGGTGCATCCCGATTGGCCCTGGAGCGATCCGGCGACGAACTGGCTTGACTATGACCTCCAGGTCCGGTCGTACCCCACGGGCGGCTGGCGGCCCACGCTCGCGGCCGCGGACTGGATCGTCGGGGCGGGCTCCACCACCCTGCGCGCCACGTTCAACACGAAACGCGCCATCGACACGGGGCACGGCGGGTTTTACGAGTGGTCGGACGCGGGGTCAGGGCTCATCGGGGCGGTGAAGAAGGGCGGCACCACCGAGCTGTACGTGGTCAGTGCGCGGACGGTCAACAACCAGGCGCCCGCATACACCCCCTACGAGAACGCCTGGCTGGATTTCGTGCGGCTGCGGATCGACTGGCGCTGAATGTTCGCGTCCCCAGTACCGTCCGCCGCGCGTAAAGCGGCGGTACTGAATCTCACCCGTACCTGGGATGCGAACATTGACCCGCCCCAGTGCGCCAGGACTCCGCAGCCCAGGTGCCCGGGCACACAGACGCCCCGTCCGAACTCACCCGGACGGGGCGTCTGCGGAGACGAACGCGGGAAGGACTCGCGCGTTAGTCTCTAGGCGTCTCAAACCCTAGTGGAAGGATAGCCCGGTGGTGGTCAGACATAACTCCATCCCGTGCGGCCCAGTGCTTCCCTTATCGGAAGTAGGGTCCGCCTCTGACCCGTGCAATTGCAACCATCCGCGCGCTC